TAAACGGGCAGTTCTTTTCTGTGCATAACTTATCATTTGCTGTGCATGATACTCTCGTTGCATAATATGATCTGTATTTAAATGGACAATTCTTTCTGTCGGTCTTGATTATTATCTTAAAGTTTTTCATTTTACCTCCTTAAACACAGTCTGTTTTAGTTTCCGGCCACAGACCGGGCAAAGCTTAAAGCCATTGTTTTTTGGCGTTCCATGACGCGTGATAAACTTCTTCCCACATTCTGTTTCCCAGTCGCCGTCTTCATATTCTCGCCATAAACAAAAAATAGAATCAGTCATTCTCTCTCCTCCTTTGCCAACCCGTCGGGACGGGAAAATGATTATTTAAACTCATGCACTCTGAAATAAAGATTTCCACACTCTTCTTCACATGAATTAATAGTTATAGGTTGAACAATATGTCCACCACTATGTTCATGCCGTGATAGCATTTTAACAAAACCACACAAGTCTTTTACCTGTTGTTGTGTTCGCTGAAGTTCTCTTTTAAGTTCTTCAATTTTTATGTTATCTGACATTTCAGACCAATACGACGCTCTGATTGCTTTTCCTGCTTCTATCATACAATTCTCCTCCTTTTATTTATACCCTTTCAATCCTTGTTAGCCCGTCTGGATACCAGTCATCACAAACCTTATGGCCATTGATTTGCTCTCCATTCATTTCACAGTATGTATCTATGTTAACTATATGAGCATTTTTACAGTTCCCGCAGCATTTAAGATCATTTGCCTGTTGCTCAATGATGGACATCTGTTTTTTCAGTACTTCGATCAACGCTTCAAGCATTGCTATTTGATTCATGTTTTTTACCTCCCATAAAGCCTGCGATATTCCTCGCGATAATCCGCCTGATATTGCCGGTATTCAGCGTTTGTTGCATGTCGCTCCCGCTGTTTACGCTTAATTTCTTCTTTATTTTTCGCATAGTATTTTCGGGCCAGATCAAGAATCCTGGCCCGGTTTCTCTGGTAGTAGGTCATCATTTACCCCACGCCGGACAGCCGACGAATTTCTTACACGCACTGCAAAATGCCCACGTGTAGGTCGTTTCCGGATTATCGGGGCAGGGCCCCGGGGCCATTTCTGTCGGCGCTGGGTCTGGAACAGCGGCGGAAGGTTCTTTATCCTGTTTGTTTTTTAGTTTGTTTTTCAGAGAAACGCTCGCATCGGCTGGCGCCCGTTCTTCCGTCAATGCCGCATCAAACCAATCCAGCGGGCCACTCATTCCGTCTTTTAGGCTGTTATAAATTTTTCGCAACTGGATTAGCTGTGCCGGTGTAATTGTGTCAAGGCGGCGCTGGATTCGCTTTTCAATTTGTTCTTTTGTCACTTTGTAAGGGGCAAAGGCTTCAACGAGTTTTTTTAGGGCTTCCGGCGAGGTATCTGCTTTCGCCTTCAATGTCTGTTCGCACTGGCTAACGGCGGCATCAATAACGTCGCCGGGGATGATCCCCAAGATGCAGGCGCGGAGTCGCCGCGCGCCCTGATTGGCCGTCATTTCATAAATATCGCGTGGGTCTTCAAGTGCATATCGGCCTTTTTTCGTATAGCGTTCATGTTTGACCTGAAATGTTTTTTCTTGCTTGACATTAGTTTCCATGTCCCAAGCATACGCCTGAACTGTGCTTTCGCCATTGCGCTGTTCAATTTCTCTGATCCCGAATTGCAGGTTTGACCAATTCTGCGCGATAGCTTCGGCCAACCTGATTGACGGGCCGGTGATTTCCGACCCCCCGCGGGCGTAGGAGTAAAGCGCCTGCTCTGCGAGGGACGGGCGCTGACAGGCGGTCGTGATCCTGTCAAGGGCCTCAAGCTGATTCCGGGGGAATCTCTTTGCAAGGATAATAGCGCCCTGAACTTCGCTGATTGCGCGTTGCTGTTCGACTTCGACCATTGCTGCGTTCGCGTGCGGTCTGGTGGCGATAGGTGCTTCATAAACCGCTGATACTGAGTTTCCGTTCATTGTATTCATTGTGTTGCTCCTTTTTATTTAACGAGAAACCGTCTTGACGGTTCGCTGGTTTTTAAATACTTCTGATAAAGGTTCGGCTGATCTTTCTCAAAGGTCTTAGCGTCAAACATCTTCCTGCCATTGGCCAGTTTGTATGTGATAAGCGGCTGTCCTGTGCTGTCAATAAGCGTGTCAGCTTTCTCGCCAAGGGCAATGATGATCCGCGCTTTCCAAACCTCTTCCTGTTCTTCCAGTTCTTTGATTTGCGACCGGACGCCCTTAATGCACTCAACGGCAAGGATAACACTATTGTCGGCCTGAATAGCACCCTCTGCTTTTAGACTGCCAAACCGCGCCACGGCGTCGGCATAGGTGATAGGATCGGGCGGGTTCCCTGATTGAACGCGCTCCCAAAACTTAGCGCAGGCTTCAATAATCATTTCTGATATTTCTTTATCCGCCTCGACGGTATAAATGGAAGGTGATCCGCCGGCAATCGAAACGGGAATATCGGACACCTTGAATCCGGTGATGGTCATATAATGATGCACTTGGACTGCATAATAATCAGGAATTTGATTTGTTTCCGGTTCGCCCCAATCCTTGCCGCTTCTGGCTGTCTTGATTTCCACCACGCGCCCATCGTCGGTGAAACCGTCCAACGAGGCCAGCATAAAAGGGTGCTGCGGGTGATACATGATCTTATCGGGCAGGCGAACGTCGCGCCCGGTCTGATCGGAATACCATTGCCGGATTGCTGGTTCCATGCGTTTGCCCCAGTCCGTCAATTCGTTTCCGCTCCAATCTTCGACCTCCTTCCTTTTTTCCCTATAAACCTGATACGCTGTTTTCCACGGCGACAAGCCCATAATGGCGGCCACGTCGCTCCCCCCGATGCCTCTTCTTCGTTCTTCTAACCACAAAGCTTTTTCCATATTCACCTCCTTTTTGTTTGCATCAGGGGTGGTTTCCCACCCCCTCCGCATCATGCTACCTCTCTACCTCTTCAACCCGCTTTTGGTGTCCTGAGCGGATAACAGGGATTTGGTATTCATTGCCGTCCTGTTCGCCATCATCAAAGACCTTCTCTTTTTCCCGCGCCTCGATGTCATAACATTCCTGCGACTTGCGCCTGCCGTATTCTGTAAATAATTCTGAATGATCATGCGGATATAAGTTCATTTCACGCCTCCCAACTTTCTGAATTTTTCTGCGATTTTTTTGACTTCTTTCACCAGTCCCATAAAGGCTGGCTCATGGTATATCGGTGATTCGCATCTCATTTTTCGTTCAAGGTTTTTTATTTTCATGGCATCGGCTTTGAAGGATAACGCCTGGGCCTCGCATATCAGGGCATTAAATTCTGCATACTTTTCGGCTGTCATGTTTTGCTCTCCTTTCATCTTCTCACCATAAAAATCTTTCCAGTTTTGAATTCAGTGCAGCTCCAGACGCCTTCGGATATTAGCCGTAGCACGCAATCATCCGCGCCCTTCTGCTTCAGGATCATGAGGATATACTCCTCGTCGGACTGGCTCGTGATATTCTCCCGCACCTTGACAGCCTGCGACCAATACAGTCCGCAAAACACGAGCGCGATGGTGACTACGATGATGGCCGACCACGTTACAAATCTTGACATTTTTCATCCTTTCCGTCGTCGTGCTTTTTGAAAAATATGATGGTTGTGTTTTTGTCAACATTTATCTGGCCTACCCAGTCCGGCATTCCCTCTTTAACGTCGAATGCAGGCCGAAGTTTCTCGAAAAGTTCCGGCTCGACACCGTGAAGATTTATTTCCCGCGCTCCGCTTTCATATGACCACATTGATACGGTTTTCATCTCACCCTCCCTAATCTGTTTATTTTTATCCCTTCATTCGTGGTGGCCAATCCACCCCCTAAAGTTTCCGCCTCTGCCAGCTTCGAAATCGGAACGTCCTTTGCGGCTTACTGCGGCTTAACGAGTGGACGCCATGTCCGTTATGCCCTGCGGGCGCTCAAGCCTGAAGCCAGGAGCTTCGGGGTGTTGCTATGTTTCGTGGGTATTATACGCACCGACGTTCAATTTTGTCAAGAATTATTTTCGTTATCCGTCATGTTCGTGAAAATATTTCTTGATCTGGCGTTATATTTCGATTATAATGGCAGCCATTATGAAGA